AATAATTACGTATGGCCAGTTAGTGTATTTTGGTCTAGTTCATTTTGATTCGCCAATAGGTTTTCTAATTCGCGAACCCTAGATGTTAAAAGTTTTATATGTTCTTGTTGTTGACTAAGTGCCTTCACAATTTCATGAGGCGTCATGGGTCGCCGTTCTTCACCTGATATATCAATCATAATTTGGGGTGCAGGTTGCGAAGCCATAATTTGGCTTCGGTGTTCGTTGATTTCCGCAATTTGTTCCAATACATCGGGCTTCATTACGGGTTCGCCTGGTTGATAATCTTTTAATTTATCGTCGATATCATTCATGAAAAATTGACGAGTATTATTTTCACTTGTCTGTCGTATAAAATCATCTACGGTTTTTGTAGACTCGGAAAAATATTGCGGGTGCATATTTTCTAACATATTACGTTTATCAAATGTGTTATGAATATGTGAAAATACGAGTATGGTTTTGAGGGGGTCAAGTTGAACCATCGGAACTGTGAAATTCTTCAAAAACACTTTTTCTTCAGCGAGGCACGCATTTTCGTCATATTGTGTTTCATTCAATAATTGACGTCTGAAAGCAAATGTTCCCGCGGTTGCATGGTCTGTTCCATAGGGTCCACATTGATACATTTTTTGGATATGCTTGAAATATATATATATTTCACTTGAACCTGCTATCATAGCTGTTTTATGAATCCGTAGCATATCGACCGCATGCTCTACACGCTCAGGTGGGTAATAATCATCATCGTCCATATACACCAAGATAGAACCGGTCGTTTTGGAGTGCATGAAATTGCGTTTTTCACCTAATTTCATTTTTTGGTCGAGAGGGAAGTATTTTATTTGGGAAATACCAGATTGTTCTACCAAATCTTGTATTTTATCTGTCCCATCATCGACAATAATCCATTCCATACGTGAAAGGGGATACGTTTGATTTCGAAAACATTGGAACATGGATTCGATAAAAGGTCTACGATTAAACGTGGGGGTACATATCGATACGAACGGTAAATCCTCTTCCATAATATGATATTTTTACATCATATTATTTATGTTGTTTTTAATCGTTTATTGTTATGGTCTGGGGCTACCATAAACTTGACATCGCAACGGCATTTGTTGTACTCAAAGCCGAACGGCCTATGCCCGGTCCTGTTCCTGTTCCTCTTCCTGTTCCACTAAACCAGCCTGCGGGATTTTCCTTTCTAGCAACTTCGATTGCATTTTTGACTTTATCAGCTGTATTTAAATCGCGGTCTAGCTTAGATTTAACTGCATTCGTCAGCATTTCTAGGATTTTATCCTTGTCTGGTTTACCCACGCCATAGTCGTAGATACTTTTACCATCGGGTAATTTGTCTCTGAATTCGTCGCTTATTTCTTTTTCAACAGACGCACGGGTTTTGTCAAGAATGAGTTCAACTATTCCTTCTTCCGATTTTTGAACCCATAAATTGGGGTTGTAAAACAACTTTTTGTCTCTCCAAACGCGATTAATATTCATATAAATCAACTCCCAAAAGTTGTACGGAGCTGGCCCAACCCCGATAGCTGGATCTCCTTTCTTGAATCCATTGATGATATCGTCTGTTAGTGATGAAAGAGTATGACCACCAGCACCAGCCGGAGTAGCAGTAGTAGCAGTAGTAGCCGGAGTAGCAGTAGTAGCCGGAGTAGCAGTAGTAGCCGGAGTAGCAGTAGTAGTAGTAGCAGAACCAGCAACAGAACCGTTCGGAGGACCAGCACCAGCACCAGCAGAACCAGAACCAGAACCAGAACCAGAACCAGAACCAGAACCAGAACCAGAACCAGAACCAGAACCAGAACCAGAACCAGAACCAGAACCAGCAGCAGTAGCAGTAGTAGTAGAACCAGCAGCACTAGAACCAGCACTAGTAGAACCATAATTACGTCTAGAAACTACATTATCATTTCGTCGTTCATCAACATTTACATCTCTCATAACCTGACCATCGAAATCTGGGTTATTTAAACCGGCCATTCTAGACCGCATTGTTTGGCCAGTTTGGAATTTATCTGTTACGCCACTTGTTCCAGTTTGTAAATCCCAAATGGTCTTCATTTTTCTATACAGGTACATACAAAGTATGACGATGAGTAATATATTAATTAATATAAGCCAAGTAAACAAATATTTGAATGCTTGTTGAACATTTGTTGTAGGTGATGATGATATACCGACTTTCCCTGCACTAGCTGTACTCCAATCTTTACCATATACTCCAATTCCACCCAACAATGTTAATAGAATTAAGATTTCAAACATATTAATTGATGCATAATTAACCATTCTAACACACCAATCCCATATATATTTTGGTATTTGTGAAATTTCGAACTCAGGTTTACAGGCTTCTTCGCCAATATCGGGTGTAATCGTATCAATCGAATCTGATATATTTGAAATAATGTTAAAACAATTAAAACCTTCATGAACAAAAACACCTATAAATGAATACACAACTAAATAAGCAGAAATAAGTAAAACCCCGAGAGGAACGTTAACTGCGACAATCCACATCATATATGCAGCAAAATATAGAATCATGATAACGATGAAGAAACACATCATAAAAAACCCATTACTTTCAACAACCGCCTTTTGTATTTCCATATAACCATCTACCTCTTGACCAAACATAAATTGGAGTGCATAATAGCCAACTATCCCAAATGTAGATAATGATATTAATGATATTCCATATTTCCCCCGCATAGCATTAAAAAAGGTAAACAATAATGAGGTTTGAAAATTCATTTGAACCAGTGAATAAAACAATAAAAACATGCCTACCATAATCAACGCATTCGGCGTTTTCCATTTTTTTATTTTTTTCCCAATGCCTATAATTACAGAATCGAACCGTTCTAGAACATGGCACGCCGGACCAATTAGACCATATAATACTTTACTAGTTTTTTTGATTTCATCTACCTCAAAAGTATATCGAATATCATCAACATCTTCCAAGAAAAACACTATATAATACCAATTATATACAAAAAACCACGTTAATAAAATAGAAATGAATTTTTGGACTTGGTCTTGAAATGTATCGATTTCAGCCTCTGTAGCAGTATTTTGCGTAAGTGCATTTGAGATGTTTGTAATGAGAGTTTTAACATATCGATTTACCCGTAACATAAATAGCATAATACCAAGTTTAATAGCATTTAAATACCCTCCTATTTTCAAAAATACGTTTGATATTACTTGAGAAATTGTTAACATTGAAGAGGATACCTCGGTTGCGATTTCTTCAATATTTTTTGTCCCATCTTTAAAATTTTGAAGAAATTCTGTTCCTGAAACCCCGCTGGTTGTATTATCAGTCGAAAACAAATCACCAAATTCCATATCAAAATCTCCCAAATTACTTAATCCATCGAAAGTATTAGAAAGGTCGTTTTCTAAACTATTTATTGGGTTTGTAACCGGTTTTTTTAGATCATCGCTAATGTTCGATAATCCTTTTTTTGTGTTTGTGATAAGATTAAACGGGTTATCGGGTTCACCCAATTCATCGTCATCGTCATCGTCATCTTCTTGATTTTCAAGTCCTTCCACAATGTTAGACGGTTGCGGTCTCATATAAATATCTTCAAATTCGTCAATTTTTTTGGGATTTTCACTACGATATTTCAAAGCATTCTTCATTTCTGTCTTCATCGACTTCACGTCAAAATTTTCGGTGGTTCCTGTATCATTTGAACCCTTATCCCATTTTTTAATCCACTTGGTCATATTCTATTATAAATTATATATAATAGAATTTGATATTTAACACGATAAATACATACTAAATATTGATGATAACACGTTATCTCGCATACATTAATCCGCAATTTCCACCTATAAAAGATAATACATTATATCTTTCTTCAAACACATGTAGGTTGTAATTATAAACATACAACGCCCATGCTGGTTTTGACGAAACCGATATAGGAACACTGTCTGCGTCACATTCAACATTCACGGTAGACCCACTTACATCAATCGGTGGTAAATAAGTTGTAAAATCAAATTCGATTGATTTAAACCGACTTGTATTTACTGCTCCCGACGGTTGATATACATACGGGGATGTATTCAAGCAGAAATTGTAACAATATAACCCTTCTTCAGCAAAACCTTGTGAGCGATTGTATTTTTCAACGTAATTATATACACCACTCGGCATGGCTATTTCACGATAATCGCCACCAAATAAAATACCAAATGTTTGCATAATCATTCTTTGATTTGCACCGCTATAATCACCAGTAATATACAAATTACTGGAAGCATCTAATACAATATTCGATGGAATTGTTTTATATGGCCAATTTGTATAATTTGACCATTCATTGCGAAGAAAGGCGTCGTTTCGTTGGAAATACCACATCCAATCTGCGACCATACCCGACGATGATTGTAATTTCACACGATTCGACCCAACTACATTAAGAAAATCATATTCGTAGATCTCTTTGACTAAATAAACTTGGTCTTCTGCAGCAAATTTTTTTTGCTCTTCTTCTGATAAAAAACAATATGTTGATAGTAAATGAACATCTGCGTTCCAAGTATTTGTTTTATTTGCATAGTTATACATTGATAAATCGTTAGATGGCGGTGTTTGTAAAAAACGATACAATTGAAATTGGTCTTCTCCTGCTCGGATTTTAATATATGGAAAATTTGCAGTTGAATTGAATACATCGCGAACCTGGAATATGTCTTGCATTGGACGTAATGTTACATTAATAATAAGTTCTTGGTATTGAAGTGCAACTAATGGAAATGCGCACTTACTATCCATTGAAAACCAAGTATTTAATGGTATATACAGGCTTCTTCCACGAATTGATGGTTCAGCACCACTCGAATTTGTGGTATATTTTGCTGATGGATATGCATTTGTTTGGTATGGAAAAGTAGAAACTCTAGCAGGGTCATTCGCAGGGTCGTTTAATGCCGGTATATTACCAGTCATCGCATTAAATAGGTCTAACTTTTGTTTACTAAAATCGCGCTTTACCATCGCATCTAAGTATTGTCCTGAATATTTTTGAAGAGTGCTTGAACCACAAGTTATTTCTATCTCTTGGATAATTTGTGTCCCTAAGTTTTCAATCCATTTAAAATCATACGGAGACCACTTATAATCATTCAAATTATTCGGTTCCCAAATTGGACTCCATATATCGGGTAAATTAATAACAAGACATGTATCCATTAATAAATCGGCGTATCTTTTCATTTTAAATGTGTATTTAGAAGATTCTGTTAAACGGAGTTCGCGTAAACCATCGAAATCCAACCGAAATTTTTGTAATCCGAAGTTAGTATATTTAGAATAAGCGACTTTAAAGAATGTTTTTGTAGGATTTCCAGTTAAAATAATGTTTGCTTTCCCGACAGAAATTATATTTAATAATCCACCAGCCATATTAAATGAATATATAGTAAGTGTCTATATTTTTGTTTCTATAATTACTTTATCTATCATTTATATACAAAAACTATGAATGGATTAATTGATTATGTTTTAATATTAGGTTTTACTGCTATTGCTGTCTATATTATTTACAACATGGTTATAAAAATGAATGGTAGTAAACCCGGAAATACTCCTCCTGCGTTTGTAGACACTCCAAACGCGAAACAAATTGCTCAGTTAAGTAGTGTCGAAGGAACTACTTCAAGTTCTGGTTTATCAAACCACCAATTTGACCCATCTGTCGATAATGCTATACGTAATTACTGTATAAAATCGTCGTCTAATAGTGCATATACAGGTGGGTATATGAACTTAAATATGATTAAAAATGTGTTATCTCGTGGGTGTCGATTCTTGGACTTTGAAGTATATATTAAGGATAATATTCCCATTGTAGCTTATTCCGATAGTAAATATTCAGCGGATGCCTTTACATCAGATGCCCCGGCGGTTTCTTTAGCAGGGGCATTATCAACCGTAATGTCGAATGCGTTCTCGGATACTTCTCCCAATGAAACAGATCCTTTATTTATCCAATTACGTATCAAAA